CACTGGCGGATGCCGGGCCCTCACTTCGTGATCAGATCATGGCACTGGATGAGGCAAAAGGGGCAGAAGCGCAGGCTGAAAAACTGGCGGCCTGCCCGGGAATGACCGTGGAGAACGCCCGGGCTGTGCTGGCTGCGGGATCAGGTAAGGCCGAACCGGTCTCTGCATCCACAACCGCCCTGTTTGAACATTTCATGGCGAATCATTCACCGGCAGCGGTGCGGGGTGGCGTGTCACAGACGTCAGCAGACGGTGATGCGGACGTGAAAATGCTCATGGCCATGCCATGAAGTCAGTGCTGACCATCAATATGAGGTTTTAACAAAATGGTGACGAAAACCATCACTGAACAGCGTGCGGAAGTACGTATTTTTGCCGGTAATGATCCGGCTCATACCGCCACAGGCAGCAGCGGGATTTCTTCTGCAACACCGGCTCTGACGCCCCTGATGCTGGATGAAGCCACCGGGAAACTGGTGGTCTGGGATGGACAGAAAGCCGGTAGTGCGGTTGGCATACTGGTACTGCCGCTTGAAGGCACAGAGACAGCGCTGACGTATTACAAGTCGGGAACCTTTGCGACGGAGGCAATCCACTGGCCTGAAAGTGTGGATGAACACAAAAAGGCAAATGCCTTTGCCGGCACAGCCCTGAGTCACGCGGCTCTGCCGTAACACGTTATCAGGCCACCATGGTGGCCTGACTGATTTCTGAATGAAAGGAACTGATTTATGGGATTGTTTACGACCCGCCAGTTACTCGGTTATACCGAACAAAAAGTTAAATTCCGTGCGCTATTTCTGGAGCTGTTTTTCCGCCGTACGGTGAATTTCCACACCGAAGAGGTGATGCTGGACAAAATTACCGGAAAAACGCCGGTGGCGGCCTATGTCTCCCCGATCGTTGAAGGAAAAGTGCTGCGCCATCGTGGTGGTGAAACCCGCGTGTTGCGTCCGGGCTACGTCAAGCCGAAACACGAATTTAATTACCAGCAGGCGGTTGAGCGCCTTCCCGGTGAAGATCCGGCTCAGCTGAACGACCCGGCCTACCGTCGTCTGCGTATCATTACCGATAACCTCAAACAGGAAGAGCACGCTATTGTCCAGGTGGAAGAAATGCAGGCGGTGAATGCCGTGCTGTATGGCAAATACACCATGGAAGGGGAACAGTTTGACACGGTCGAGGTGGATTTCGGACGCTCTGAAGGAAATAACATTGAGCAGGCCGACGGTAAAAAATGGTCTGAGCAGGACCGTGATACGTTTGATCCGACGCATGATATTGACCTTTACTGCGATCAGGCCAGCGGTCTTGTGAATATTGCCATTATGGACGGTACGGTTTGGCGTCTGCTGAATGGCTTTAAGCTGTTCCGCGAAAAACTGGATACCCGTCGCGGCTCAAATTCACAACTCGAAACGGCAGTGAAAGACCTGGGGGCGGTGGTGTCTTTCAAAGGGTATTACGGTGATCTGGCCATTGTGGTGGCGAAAACGTCTTATGTGGCAGACGACGGTACCGAAAAACGTTATCTGCCGGAGGGCACACTGGTCCTGGGGAATACGGCAGCAGAGGGCATTCGTTGCTATGGTGCCATTCAGGATGCGCAGGCGTTGTCCGAAGGTGTGGTGGCCTCTTCCCGTTATCCGAAACACTGGCTGACCGTGGGCGATCCGGCCCGTGAATTCACCATGACGCAGTCCGCACCGCTGATGGTGCTGCCGGATCCGGATGAGTTTGTGGTGGTGCAGGTGAAATAATCCGTGAGCGGGGGCGAAATGCCCCCGTGTCTTTTTTCACAGGAGGCTGAGATGGCAACAAAAGAAGAAAATCTGAATCGTCTTCGTCAACTGGCTGGCCTGCTGGGGCGCGAGGCGGATATGTCGGGGAGTGCTGCGGATATTGCTCAACGTGTGTCTGAGTGGGAAGAGGAGCTTGCTGTTTCCCCGGAGGGCATTATGCACTCTGATGAGAGCGGGGCTGATCAAAATCACACAGACGATGGTGAGCAGTTGAACAACACGGATGCTCCGGATGATGTTAAAGCCGTCCGGGTACGGAAGTGCCTGCAAGTAATGGGGTATTGCCCGGAGACAGGTCGTCCCGTTGAGCTGGCGTTACGGGGTATGCGTGTTCTGGTGCCATCATCACTGGCAACGGCCATGATACAGCACGGAACGGCTGAATATGCGTGATTTTCAGAATGCCTTTGATGCTGCCCTTGCCGGGGTGGACAGTACGATCGTTGAAGTGATGGGGATCCGTGCGCAGTTCACCTCCGGAGCACAACGTGGCGGCGAAGTTCAGGGGGTTTTTGACGATCCGGAGTCGCTGGGTTTTGCCGGTGGCGGGGTCCGTATTGAAGGAAGCAGCCCGTCATTATTTGTGCGGACGGATACGGTGCGTGCCGTGCGGCGTGGTGACACGCTGACCATTAACGGCGAGATGTTCTGGGTGGATCGTGTTTCTCCGGATGACGGGGGAAGCTGTTATCTCTGGCTCAACCGTGGGCAACCACCCGCTGTTAACCGGCGACGATAAACGCAGGGTGAAATTATGGCGATAAAAGGGCTTGATCAGGCGATTGATAATCTGAGCCGGGTTCGTAAAAACGCCATTCCGGCTGCTTCTGCAATGACCATTAACCGCGTGGCCACAACGGCGATTAATCAGTCTTCGTCACAGGTTGCCCGGGAAACCAGGGTGAGACGGAAACTGGTAAAGGAACGGTCCAGACTGAAACGGGCGACGGTCAGAAATCCGAATGCCAGAATTATCGTTAACCGCGGTGATCTCCCTGTGATTAAGCTGGGGATCAGAATGCTGGGGCGTCGTCCGAACAGCATACTCAAAGCCGGTCAGCATCGTTATCAGCGGGCATTTATCCAGCGATTAAATAATGGGCGCTGGCATGTTATGCAACGTCTTCCCCAGGCCAGATATGAGGAGGGCAATGACGACAAGGGAAGGAAAAAGCGTAATCGCCTTCCCATTCAGGTGGTGAAAATCCCGATGGCGGCCCCACTGAAACAGGCATTTGATGAGAATGTTGACCGTATCCGGCGTGAACGCCTGCCCGGAGAACTGGCATCCGCGCTGAAACAACAACTGAGGATTGCGATAAAACGATGAAACACACTGACATTCGTGCCGCAGTGCTGGATGCACTCGAGCAGCATGAACACGGGGCGACGCTGTTTGATGGTCGCCCCGTTGTTTTTGACGAAGAGGATTTTCCTGCGATCGCGGTTTATCTGACGGATGCAGAGTATACCGGTGAAGAGCTGGATGCAGATACCTGGCGGGCCACACTGCATATTGAGGTGTTTTTACCGGCACAGGTACCGGATTCAGAGCTTGATCAGTGGATGGAAAGCCGGATTTATCCGGCGATGACTGCGATCCCGGCACTGGCAGGACTGATTACCACGATGGTTACGCAGGGCTATGAGTATCGTCGTGATGACGATATGGCGTTATGGAGCTCTGCGGATCTGACTTATTCCATTACATACGAGATGTGAGGACGATATGGCAACACCAAATCCCCTGGAGCCGGTAAAAGGTGCCGGTACCACTCTGTGGGTTTACAACGGCAAGGGTGATGCTTATGCAAACCCGTTGTCAGACGCTGACTGGCAGCGACTGGCTAAGGTGAAGGATCTGACGCCGGGCGAGATGACGGCAGAATCCTACGATGATAACTACCTGGATGATGAAGACGCAGACTGGACCGCGACCGGGCAGGGGCAGAAATCTGCAGGTGATACCAGTTTTACGCTGGCCTGGAAACCGGGAGAGGAAGGTCAGAAAGGGCTTATAGGCTGGTTTGAAAGCGGCGATGTCCGGGCCTATAAAATCCGTTTTCCGAATGGCACGGTGGATGTGTTTCGTGGCTGGGTCAGCAGTATCGGTAAGGCCGTGACGGCGAAAGAAGTGATCACCCGCACGGTGAAAGTCACTAACGTGGGTAAACCTTCTGTAGCGGAAGAACGCAGCAAAATTACGCCGGTCAGTGCGATTAAGGTGACGCCGACATCCGGTACGGTGGCAAAAGGGAAAACAACCACCCTGACCGTTACTGTGGAACCGGAAAATGCAACGGATAAGACATTCAGGGCGATTTCCGCCGATCCATCAAAAGCCACCATTAGCGTGAAAGATATGACGATTACTGTGACGGGGGTTAAGGATGGAAAAGTCAGCATCCCTGTGATTTCCGGTAATGGTCAGTTTGCTGCGGTGGCTGAAATTACCGTTAATAATGTGCCGGGTGGCTAAAGAGCTGAGAGATAAGCGATGTTCCTGAAAACAGAACAATTT